GGAAGAACCTAAAAAACCCGCCGGACGTAGAACGAAAGCCGCGCCGGAAGTAAAGACAGAACCGGAACAACCTAAGGAACCGGAACAACCTAAGGAAGTGGAACAAGCTAAGGAACCCGTAAAGGAACCGGAACAAGCTAAGGAACCCGTAAAGGAACCGGAACAAGCTAAGGAACCGGTAACGTACACTATGGAAGAGGCTAAGGCCGTAGCCATGAAAGCGCTAAACAAGGGCCGTAGGGAGGTTGTCAAAGACGCGTTCGGCTATGTCGGGGCATCGTCTTTCCCGACCCTGGCACCCGAGAATTTCGCCGACTTTATCAAGTACATTGAGGAAAACCTATGATGACGCAAAACCATAAAGATAGGGACCACGCTTTACTATCCCCTAGCTCCTCGGGCCGCTGGATGAATTGTCCACCCTCGGCCCGGCTAGCGGAAAAAGTGGAAAACGGAACGAGCGTGTATGCTGAAGAAGGCACCCTATTCCACGAGATTTGCGAGTACTGCCTGGCCCAATGGAATGCGGGTGTATGGGAACCGGACCCGTTCGGCGAAGAATTGCCGACACTTAAGGACGACCACTTGATGCACCCACTATTCAAGCCCGAAATGTTCAAGCACGCCCGCAGTTACTGCGATTTCGTGATGAATGAAAACTACAACCTTGAAAAGTCAGGCGGAGCGTGTGCGATGCTGCTAGAGGAGCGGGTAGACATTTCCGAATATGCGCCGGACTGCTTCGGGTCGGTGGACTGCCAATTAGTCGGACACGATACCCTGGAAATTATCGATTTGAAGTACGGCGAAGGCGTTAGGGTGAAGGCGGAAAACAATACTCAGATGATGTTGTATGCGCTTGGAGCACTTAAGAAAAAGCCCTCTATAACGAAGGTTAAAATGGTCATTGCACAAGTACGGTTACATCATTTCGATACATGGGAAATCTCCGTTAATGACCTGACGCAGTGGGCTAATAAGGTGCTAAAACCTGTAGCTAAGAGGGCTTTCGCCGGGGAAGGCGAGCAAAAGGTAGGTGATTGGTGCGGCTTTTGCCCTGTAAAGGCGCAATGCCGGAAACAGTACGAAAACGTTATGCAGGACTTCGAACGGTACGAATACCCGGAACTACTGACACAGGAGGAAATAACCGACCTTATCGGTAAGATAGACAGCTATAAGAGCTGGCTGGAAAGCGTTAACAAGTACGTGTACGATGAGGCGCTAAGGGGCCACAAGTGGAACGGGTACAAGCTGGTAGCGGGAAGGTCTAGCAGGGTGATAACGGATGAGGAACCGATACGGCAAGACCTGTTACGGGAATACCTGGAAGACGAGGTATTTAACATCAAGCTGAAAGGTATCGGAGACTTGGAAAAATTGGTGGGAAAGAAAGTGTTTTCCGCCAAGTACGGACAGTACGTTCAGTCCAAACCGGGCAAACCTAAGTTAGTTCCGGATAGCGCGCCAGGGGACGAGATTAACGCCCTAAGCGATTTCGACATCGAAAGCTAACAAATATTAAAATAAGTAAAAGGATTGTGAGATATAAAAATAAAACCATATCTTTGAGTCGAATTAAAAACCAATTAAAATTTAAAAATTATGAGTAAGAGTAAGAAATTGATTCTAAAAAATGTGAGATTTTCCTATGTAAGAGTATTCGAAGCCGCGCCTATCATGGACGGGAATACCAACTATTACAGTGTATCAGTACTTATCCCGAAAACCGACACATTGCAGGTTAACGAGATTAAGAGAGCACTCAAGGAACTTGCAGATGAATTTTTGGCAAGCAACCCGAAATTCAAGGGGAACCTTCCGGAAGATTGGAGAAACCCGCTAACGGACGGCGATAAGAAAGGCGACGAAGGGTATGAAGGTATGTTTGTACTTAACGCCAAGAGACAGGAGAAGAACGGAAAACCTATTGTTATCGACAAGCATAAACAGCCGATAACGGATAAAGAAGATATGTATTCGGGTTCATGGGGAACCGCATCACTAAGTTTGTTTTCGTACTTTAAATCCGCCAACAGTTGCGGGGTCGGCGTTGGACTCAACGGGATACAAAAAGTTGTAGACGACGACCGATTAGACGGAGGTGCAAGCGTTAACGACTTCGACGATGAAGGAGGAAGTGATAACGGATTGAGTGATTTCGAATAACATTTTTACAGAGTTTATTAAATAATTTTTTATTAACCGATTTTATTTTATAACAAATGTGCGAGGTCCGCCCGAGTAGAAGCGGGTGGGCCTTATTTTTTAACCCCTAAAAAACAGAAAAATGATTATCCCAATTTTCATAGACTTCGAAACTTTTTCGAGCGAGGATATTAAGGCGGGCGGCGCGTATAGATATACGATGTCGTTTGACTTTGAAATACTTTTGGTCGGTTACGCGGTTGGGGATAGTGATGTAGTTATAGTTGATGTTGCGGAAGATAGAAATGGGTGGCAGAAATTCATATCCCTAATGGAGGACGCCCAATATACAATAGTATCGCACAATGCGCAATTCGAAAGATTGTGCCTGAAGGCCTACGGCATTGATATTCCCGCAGATAGATTTTTATGCACCGCGTCCCTGGCGCTATATGCAGGGTTTCCGGAATCGCTTAAAATGCTGTCGGCAGCGCTTAACCTCAAAGAAGGAAAGAAGGGCACCGGGCTAGCGCTGATAAAGTTTTTCAGCATTCCCCAACAGAGCAAAAAAGACGGTGTGTACCGTAACTACATGAAGGATTACCCGGAGAAGGCTGAGGAATTTAAGGACTATCTCCGTTATGACGTACTTTCCGAACGCGAAGCGTACCACAGACTAGAGTACTGTATGTTTCCGGACTCGGAACGCGAAGTTTACGCCCTGGACCAATACATTAATGATACCGGGATAAAGGTGGATGTAGGACTAGCCACGAATGCCGAAAACCTCAACAACGATTTTTGCGAGGGCCTGAAAAACCATATTAAGGACCTGTATAACATCTCATCTTTGAAGTCAACCAAGCGATTGCAAGAATTTTGTTTTGCCCGTTCCGGAATAACATTTGATTCTTTCAGGAAAGAAGATATCGACGGTATTATAGCAGCGTGCAACGACAGCCAGGTAACCGAGGTGCTAGAGTCCCGCAAAATCATTAATAAGACGAGCAATGCGAAATATACCGCTATGCTTAACTGTGTATGCCCGGACGGGCGTGTACACGGATTGTACCGCTATTATGGAGCAGGCCGGACGGGCCGTTTTGCGGGCCGCCTGGTGCAGATGCAGAACTTACCGCGTAACTATATCCACGAGTTGGACTCGTGCCGTGAAGACGCTAAAAATGTTGATTTAGCTACGTTTGAATTATTTTGGGGCGACGCCCCCGGGATGCTTTCGCAACTTATCCGTACCGCATTTATAGCGGACGAAGGAAAGGTATTCGTAGTAGCCGATTATAGCGCAATTGAGGCGCGCGTATTGGCGGGCCTGGCCCGTGAAGAATGGCGTTTGGACGCGTTCCGGAACGGGAAAGATATATACGTAGTATCCGCTAGCCGTACATTTAGCCTACCCGAGGAACAATGTGGGAAAGGGACACATTACAGGCAGCAAGGAAAGGTAACGGAGCTAGCTCTAGGGTACGGTGGTTGGGTCGGCGCCATGGAAACAATGGACTACGAAAAGTCAATAGACCCGGCTCTGTACAAGGATATCATATTACGCTGGCGGGACGCGTCGCCGCGTATCGTGGAATTTTGGGAGGTTCTTGAAAGTAAAGCGAAGCTATGCATACGCAACAAAGCCCGCGTAGATGTAATACAGTACGGTGTATGGGTGTGCCGTTTCGAATGGTTTGAAGAAAACAGTTCACTTGCTATCCTGTTGCCGTCCGGCCGCCGCCTGTTTTACCCGGAATGCAAAATAAAGACCAAGAGTATCAAGGGCCGTGAACGTAGCGTTATTACGTACATGGGCACCGATTTAACGGGCAAATGGTCGGAACTCGACACATACGGCGGAAAGCTAGCCGAGAACCTAACGCAGGCAGTGAGCCGTGATATACTAGTGTACGGTATGCAGACTATTCGCGCCCGATATCCCGAGGCTGATATAGTGGGGCATATCCATGACGAGGTGGTTAACGAGGTGCCCGTAGATGATTTTGGGGAGCCCGTTGTAACACTCAAGGAGATTTGCCAGGCTATGGCGAGTACGCCCGCGTGGGCCGAACCGTTCGGCATTCCGTTGAACGCGGAAGGATTTATAAGTAATTATTACAAAAAAGATTAAGATATGGATAAATATACTTTGTCGGTGGCGGGAAGTTCCGCCTCAATGAAATGGGCGACTGTCAGATACACATGGGAGGGGTTTTTGGAAAGACTCGGTAAAGAGGTACGCAGCCCGGAATCTATGCGCGAGTTCGACCGCCTTGACCGCACGGCGCGCGCCAATCTGAAAGATGTCGGGGGATATATGGCAGGGGAACTTTCCGGCGCTAGACGCCTTAAAAGCGCGGTGTTATCCAGGTCTATGATAACATTAGACGTAGATTACGCGGATGAGCTTTTCCCGGTTGAATTTGAAGCTAGGTTCCCAGGCGTAGCCGCGGTAATATATAACACACGTTCAGACCGCGAGACATCCAGACGGTTCCGCCTTATCATGCCATTCGCTGATGAGGTACAAGACCCCGTGCAGTACGAAGCCGCGGCGCGTAAGGTTGCCGAGTTGATAGGCGTGGACTTGTTCGACCCTACGACCTTTCAGGCGGAACGAATGATGTATTGGCAATCTCTTTCCGCGGACCAGCCTAAAGTGTTCGACGTGATAGAGGGCGAACCGATTAGCGCCGATTACCTTCTGTCGCTGTACGGCAATGGTGAGGAATGGCGGGATATCAATAATTGGGCGTTCAAGTCCGACACGGAGAAAGAGACCCGCGCGATTGTGAATAAGGCAATGGCGCAGAACCCCCGCGAAAAGTCCGGCCTGGTGGGCGCGTTCTGCCGGGCGTACACCGTGCAGGAAGCCATAGAAAAGTATCTGTCGGACGTGTACGATGTTTACCAGGGAACCGACCGTTACACCTACAAGGCCGGGCAAAGCGTAGGCGGAATGATAGTGTTTGACGGTTTGTACTGCTTCTCGTACCACTCCACCGACCCGATATCAGACGGGCACGCCTATAACGCCTACGACCTTGTACGTGTGCACAAGTTCGGGCACCTGGGTAAAGAGGACAGCACGAAGGCAATGAACAAGCTGGTTTGCGAAGATAAATACTGTGTTAAGGACTTGATTACGCCGGATGCCGATTTAAACGACTTCGACGATTACGGAGATGACACCAAGTCAGACAGCGCCGAGGACATAACCGATTTGGTTTGGGACCTGGACGGAAAGGGGAACAAGCAGGTAACCGTCAACAACTTTATCAACGCATTTAAATCGGACCCGTTATTAAATGGACTGCTAGCCTATGACATGTTAAAGGAAACTATCGTGTTTACCCGGCCTTCCTTTACTTGCAAGGGGAGCAAAAAAGGCGACCTTATCACCGACACGGACGTATCAATTATTAAGGGTCGGATAGAGCGGTTGCACGGTATATATAATGATGCAAAGCTAAATGACGCTATCGAACAGGTGAGCAGTGATAACGCGTTCCACCCGATAAAAAATTACCTGGAATCTCTTACATGGGACGGTGTAGAACGTATTGATACGTTTTTAATCGAATACATGGGGGCCGAGGATAACGCGTATACAAGGGAGGCATTCCGCAAAATGCTATTGGCTGCCGTTACGCGCATTTACAAGCCCGGCACCAAGTTTGACACCGCCCTGGTATTTTACTCCGAACAGGGTGTCGGAAAGTCCACGTTAATACAGCGTCTTTCAAAGGGCTGGTTTAACGACTCGTTAACGAGTCTTTCCGGCAAAGAGTCATACGAAGCTATACAATTCGCGTGGCTCGTGGAGCTAGCCGAGTTATCCGCGTTGAGGCGTTCCGATGTCGAGGCGGTTAAGAACTTCATTTCAAAGCGCGAAGATACGTACAGAGGCGCATATGCCCGACGCGTTAAGACGCACCAAAGACAATGCGTGTTTTTCGGCTCCACGAATGATGATGAGTTTCTGAAAGACGCAACAGGTAACCGCCGATTTTTCCCGGTAGCCGTTAGGCGCGTGAAGAAAACACATGTTATCTTTGAGCCGCAATTCGACGCTATCGTAGACCAGCTTTGGGCGGAAGCCATGAACGCCTATATATTTGGCGAGGCGCTTACATTGTCCGATGAGGCCGAAATGATAGCAGGCGGAATGAGGGACGAATTTACAGAGCGCACGCCGTTACAGGGTCTGATAGAGGACTACCTAGATAGATTGTTCCCGGCGGACTATGAAGATAGGTTTCTGCCTCAACGCCTGGACTTTCTTAACGGTGATTTGGGCGAGGTCGGGACGGTGCGCAAGGACACATGCAGCCTTATCGAGGTGTGGACCGAGGCGTTAGGCCGGAAGAAAGAAGATTACACAACCGCGAAGGGCCGGGAGATTGCCAATGCATTGAAATCTCTTAAGGGGTGGAAGCGCGGTAAACAGGCCCGGCTAAAACTTTACGGGCGGCAGCTAATTTATAGGCGAGTGGGCACGGATATCCCGAAAGAATAACTATCTTTGCAAAGAGAGAATCAAATACTACTCAATTTCATTTCAATCAACTACTAATTTAAGGGGTTTACAGTTCAGAGGGGAGACGTTGCGAAACGTTTCCTTTTCTTTATTTATGTTAAATCTACAAAGTTTTTTTTCTCAAAAAGTTTTGTAGTTCAAAAAGTATCCGTATCTTTGTAGTGTCGATAAGAAATTAATAACCCTTTAAAATTAAAAGATATGAACGATGTAATAGATTATAAGAAGGCGTGCAGCACTAGCAATGAACCTACGGGCGCTATAATGATAGATAATTATCTAGGCAAACCGACCTATACGGCCGTAACGGTATCAACTAGTAAAACATACAAGTCATTGGCGAAGGCCGAAAAATTTATGTCCGAATTCGGATACATTAAATGTAATTAATAACCCTTTAAAATTAAAAGATATGGCAACTAAAATGATAGACGAAAAGAAGAAATTTAGCTATGTGGTAACATTCGATTTGTTCAGACAAACCAACGTTAAGATATCAGTAGGTAATAAGATATACGAATTCGTGAACGTAGTCAACGACTATAACACCGCTAACGGGTGTAACACTATCGCGGTTCTGTACGACCTTAAGAGCCTTAAGTATGTAGCCGTCAATATACAGGACGAGAAGATTAACAGCAAAGAATGTGTAATAATCAAGTAATCATTAACCAGGGCGGGGCGACCCGCCTATAAAAATTAATAACCCTTTAAAATTAAAGAATCATGAAAATTAAAGTAACATTTAGCTTCCAGGAAGGAAAAGACTCAACGGTGACAATGGAGGTTCGGCAAGAACTTATCGCGGACCTGTTAAAAGAATATTGTTCCTCGGACATAGCCGATAAGGCGTCCGACAAAACAGAGGGCCGTACACGATACGGATATATAGCTAAAATTGAAGACCTGGACATATAATACCATACGTATATGAAAATTAAAGTAACATTTCGCCCCCTGGGAGGAAAAGACACCACGGTAACAATGGAGATTTCACAGGGGGCTATTGCAGACATAGCAAAAAGCGGTTGTATCACGGATATCGTTAATGAGGCGCTCGCCAAATCGGGGGTCCGTGCACGATACGGATCCGCGAGAAAAATAAAAAATAGAATATCAGGATCATTAATACCATACGAATATGAAAAAGAAGATACTTACATTTTTAACGTACCTGTTTTGGGCAGTCGCTTTCGTGACGTTTATATTAATATTTTGCGAACCAACAACTAATATATAAAGATTATGTTTGAGATTTTAAAAGTAACCGTTATATTTGAGGGCGGTAGAGTAGTCAAGTACCGGGGGGAAGAACTAACCGCGGTTATCGGTTCCCGCGAAGTCAATGACATAGAGACGGCCCGAAAATTTGCCGGGTTACGTATAATGGACCAGCAGGGCCCGCAGTCAGCACCTATTAAAAGGGTGGTACTAGCGTACAGGGAGAAGGAGTAAAGTACTAATAAATTAATAATAAGATTATGAGTAACAAGAAGAAGTTAAGAGGACCAAGGGACGGCGCCACCCGTATAACGCCGGACAAGAGTACGGGAGAGTTTTGCGGGCTGTACAAGCTGCAAATGTATACTAAGGATACACTATCGTGGAGCGATTTGGAGGGGTGCACCGGTCTGACATGGACGGAAGCAACAACAGCCCGAAAGCATTATGTAGCACTACGCCGAGCGTGCAAGATAGCTAACAATACCGTTATACGGATAGTAAGACCGGGAAGCAATGAAGGCGAATGAGACGAGTGAGAAGGTTTTTGAACGTACATTTTCCAAGTACGTCAATGACAAGGGGGGGATAGCAGTAAAACTGTTATCCCAATTTGTTAACGGGCTGCCCGACCGTATGTACCTGTTGCCCGGCGGGCGCGCGCTATTCGTAGAGTTCAAGAGTACCGGAAATAGACCGACCGGGATACAGGAGCACATTATAGGGCGTATCCGGAAACTAGGGTTTACCGTGTTGGTAGTGGATAGCCCGGAGACATGGAAAGAAGCGGTTTCAGAGGTTGATAAGTTACTATACGTTAATAACGAATGAAACGGTATAACGAATGTTAATGTTTTGACTAAAAGTTTTGTAGTCCGAAAAGTATCCGTATCTTTGAAGTGTCAAAAGGAAATAACCACTTAAAATTAGAAGATATGAAAAAGTATTATGTAAACGGAAAAGAGATATCAGAACAGGAAGCAAAAACTATTGAGGCAAAGAACGCCGAATATATGAGTAGCACCGATTTTTCCCTGTGGGCTAAATGCGAATTCATTACTGTAATAACGCTTTAAAATTAAATGATATGGAAACTAAAACTTATAATTGGTGTGTATTATTTGGAATAACGAACCCCGTCATGGAAACATGGTACGACTATACAGAAGCCGCAGCAAGAAGAAAAGCCGAAAGACGTGCTAAGAAGTGGAATTGTGAAGTACGAATTTTCAAAGAATTATCTATATAATATGAAGTACCAACAAGGAGATTTAACCGAGGCGGATATAAAGGCCCGCCGTCGGTTTTGGAATAAGAGAGGCTTTTTCGGAGAGCCCAAAAAGAAAGAACTAGAACGGAGTTCCCTCAAAATGCAAAAATTGCTGGCAGCTATGAAGGGCTGCACGAGGGAGGAGATAGAGCGAATAATAAGGATAAGCCCGTACACAAGGAGATTTCAATATCTAGATAAACAGCAGACTATCATTTGGGAGGCTACCATGGAAAATATAGAATACGCTCTACGAATAGCCCCTAAAACATTTAAAGTAAACCAATCAAGTAACATTTAAAAATTAGAATCATGAAAGAGAAAATTTTGATTATCGGCGGACCCGGAACGGGTAAAACCAATTTAGGAAACACGCTATCCAAGTTAATGAATTATGATTTAGTGGATGAAGTTCCTTCTGCGCAGTGGCTATTCGTAAATGCCGAACCAAGAACGGTATACGTGTCAAACAGCATAACGAGGGCAGAAGCCAACCTGTATCTAAGGAATTTCACAGTAATCACAGTAGTAAATCTTTAAAAATTAGAATCATGAAAAAGTTAATTAGTATTTTAGTAGTAGTTTTGTTTGCAGTTAGTGCAATGGCACAGGTAACAAGTCAGTCCGGGAAATTGGAAACGGTTAAGTCGTTCCGCCTGGGAACCTGTAAACTAGTCAAGGTAGAGAAGGAAGGCGCGGTAACGTATCAGATAACCGCCCTAATCGCTAATGCTTCATCGCATGAACTGGATATACCCCTAGGGGATGAAAAGGCCGCGGTGGCCCTCTTAACGTCTCTAGCGGAATATAAACCGACCAAGGGTGAAGTAGTCAATCTTAATAACGTGGACGGTAATACGGCTACCTATTCAAAGTTTAACGGTACTTGGCAGATATACGGACGCGGTCGCACTCTGTACATAGTAGTGAGCAGAAAGGAATTGTCAACAATGGCTAAAGTAATAGGAGGCAAATAATATGGAGTCCACAGAAAGAGACTATAACGAGTTATACGGTAACGGAAATGGGTATATAAAGGTTTTCGTACATGCGGGACTGCATAACATATATGCAGCGACCAACGTAAAGACAAAGGAACGGAAACGATTCAACTCCCTTAAGGACCTGGAGGCTTATCTATACAATAAAGGGTATCACCTTATTATGACGGACCGTGCTACGATATTCGCCCGTAACATTATGGAAGGCCAATCACCTCTAAGCATTATAGACCTATCCACACGGAGGGACGGAACGCCGAAAGAGATTTGTTTTTCGCGGGAGAACAGAACGTACACCGGGTGGATACTAGGAAAAAACCTATGCGATAAGCAGGAGGTAGTTGTCAGATGCAATTGCCCCGGCGCCTATACGAACGCTACCGGACATAAGACCGTAACGGTACCCGTAGAGAATATTACGCTATTGTCGGATTATTAATTTACTAGAGACATGGAAGAATTTAATAAGAAACTTAAAGTAGACCGCGTGAATCAGTTCGGGCACCTGGTTAAGGCTATGGCGCACGGGACACCGACCGAGGGATACACAATCGGGGACGCTATTAAGGCCCTTCCGGATAACCTGCAACAATACTTGTTGTCCGAGGTACCCGACCGGATAATACGCAAGGAGCATACACGCAGGGGCCTCAACGACCTAACGACGACCCCGTACGAAGGTATTGACGAATTGAGGGAAGCGTACACGGATGTAGTATTCAAGCGGGACCCGGCTAGAGAATTGTGTGACCTGCTAGGTATCAAGTCGAAGTTTCCGGATATCCTGGATGTAATGGACGAAGTACTGAAATTATTTCCGGAACGGTTCACACGGAAAGACCTTGCAAACGAGTTGTATATGGACGAGATAGGAATGAGATAATAAAAATAAAAATAACAATTAAAAATTTAATGACATGAATAATAAGGCTAATAATTATATGTGTGTAGGCACCACGTTTGAGAAGGACGGTACAACCTACGTAGTAAGAGAGGCGAACGCCAACACCTGTAAGGGGTGTGCATTTTACAGTATCAACGCGGAGGGCGTGCCCGAATGCAAGGGGCTTGACTTCCTGTGTGACGAGGACTACCGAGAAGACGAGAAGAACGTAGTGTTCCAAACAATCAACAAGGGGGAATAATGCCGGACCGTACACAGCTACACAAGTACCAGATAACGGCCGTCAACCATATAGAGGACAACCCGTGCGCCGCGCTGTTTCTCGACATGGGACTGGGGAAAACCGTGTCCACGTTAACGGCCGTGTCTGACTTGATAGAGCGGTTTGAAGTAACTAAGGTATTGGTAGTAGCCCCCAAGAGAGTAGCGGAAATGACATGGCTAGACGAGGTTAACGCCTGGAGCCACTTAAGCCACCTACGCGTATCAGTCATAAAGGGCACCGCCAGACAGAGAGAAGCGGCAGCCCGGGCAGATGCGGATGTGTACACGGTTAGCCGGGATAATCTCGTATGGCTCTTGCAAATGTGGGGCGGGCAAAAGGTTCCCTATGATATGTTAGTTTTGGACGAACTAAGTAGTTTCAAAAACCACAGCGCCAAACGGTTCAAGGCGGCAAAGGTTATCCGCCGCAGTTGTTACCGTGTCGTGGGTCTGACCGGAACGCCCGCGCCAAACGGACTTATCGACCTGTGGGCGCAAATGTACCTTGTTGACGGCGGGCAAAGGCTGGGTAAGACGATAACCGATTACCGCGCCAACTACTTCCGGCCGGGACGGCAGAACGCCGGGATAATCTACGAGTACAAACCGCTGGCCGATACCGAGGAGGTGATAGGGGAAAAGATATCCGACATAACGCTGTCAATGAAAGCACTCGATTTCCTGGATATGCCGGAAGTTACATACATCAACAATTACGTTGAACTGTCGGAGAAGGTGAAGAAGGCGTACGACAAGTTCGAGGAAGAGCAACTTCTAACGCTGCTTGACGCTACCGGCGGAGATTCAAAGGAAATCACAGCGCTAAATGCCGCGGCCCTTACAAACAAGTTACTGCAATACGCGGGGGGCGCGGTCTATGATGAAGTGCGGGACGTGTACAACGTGCACGATGAAAAGTTGGAGACCCTGGTAGAAATGATTGAGGCGGCGAACGGCTCGCCCGTGCTGGTGGCCTACGGGTTCAAACACGAGGAAGTCCGGATAATGAAGGCTTTGCAACCGTTCGGTGCGCGGAGGCTTAACACCGTGGATGATGTAAGGGAGTGGAACGAGGGAAAGATACCCGTACTAGTAACGCACCCGGCGAGCGCGGGACACGGGCTTAACATGCAGAAGGGCGGCAACCGTATAATATGGTACAGCGCTACATGGAGCCTGGAATTATATCAGCAGTTCAACGCGCGGTTGTGGAGGCAGGGACAGAAGAATAACGTGTTTGTCCACCACCTGATAAGCAAGGGAACCGTGGACGAGCGGGTAATACAAGTGCTAAGCGGGAAGGCGACGGCGCAGGACGGGTTAATGAATATAGTTAAAGAACTGATTAATAAGTATAAGAGATGAATGTATTAAGTTTATTCGACGGCATGAGTTGCGGACAAATCGCACTTACCGAACTGGGGTGTTTCCCGGACAAGTACTACGCTTCCGAGGTGGACAAGTTCGCCATACAGCAGACTATGAGCGTGTTTCCCGACACCATACAACTAGGGGACGTTACCAAGGTGGACGTATCGAAATTGGATAAGATAGATTTGCTTATAGGCGGAAGCCCGTGCCAGTCGTTTTCGTTCGCGGGAAAGAGGGTAGGAATGGTAACGACCGATAAGGTAGATATAACCGACTTGCAGACCTACCTGGACCTCAAAGAAATGGGTTTTGAGTTTGAAGGGCAATCGTATCTCTTTTGGGAGTATATGCGCATATTGACAGACATACGGAAATACAACCCGGACGTTAAGTTCCTGCTGGAAAACGTTAAGATGTCGAAGAAGTGGGAAGCCGTGTTAACGGAAGCTATCGGAGTGCAACCCGTTATGATTAACAGCAACCTGTTATCCGCGCAGAACCGGAAGAGATTGTATTGGACCAACATAGCCGAGATACCCCAACCGAAAGACGAAGGTATATTAATCCGCGATATCCTGGAGGACGAAGTGGATGAGAAGTACTACGTATCGGATAGGGCCCTGGAGGGCATGGCTAATCGCGCCAGGGTTAACGCCGAGAAAGGATACGATTTTGGCGCACGGATAGTTTCACCGGAAGGGAAAGCAAACACACTGTGTGACTATCACGATAGTGTGAACCATAATCTAATTGCGGATAGCCGCGGAAGACCTGATTGCCCGACGCCAGCGCAAAGGGCTAACCTGTTACAGTTTCGCGGAATGCTGAGGCGGTTAACGCCTACCGAGTGCGCGCGGTTGCAGACCGTACCGGAATGGTACGAGTGGATAGTATCCGACACTCAGATATTCCGAATGTGCGGTAACGGGTGGACAGTGAAGGTTATCGAACATATATTGGGTCAATTATTTAAAAACTAAATTATGAACGAGAAGTATGGTTTGAAAAAGTTTTCCGCGGGTGATACCAAGGAGCACAACGGCATAACCTACAAGGCGGTATACCAGGAGCATGGAGAATTGTGCAAGGGGTGCGCGTTCCATAAGAGGGGCGAGCCTTGCAAAGGCCCCGGAGGGTGGTTGTGTATAGAGATAGGAGAAACGATAAATAAAGACTTAATTTTTAAAACAGTAGAATAATGGAAAATCAAAATTTCACATCAGAGTATCAAGTAGGCGATACGGTAGTATTGGGAGACAACGAAAAGTTCGTCTACAAGGGTCCACAGTTTGACGGAAAGTATAGATGTAACGTACACCTGTACGAACCCGTGCGAGGAGCATCTAAGGAATTCGAACCGACTGGCATAGGCGTGGTGAACCGATTGGGTATACCGGATAATTACATAGTGTTTCTGCGCAAGGTACCCGTACCGAAAGAAAGCATTAACGCGCCGGAAGTAACAGGGCCTAAACGGTCGTTCGCTTCTAAACTGTTCGGGTGGTTCCTTGAGTCTAACCGCTGGAAACATTTCTTGTACGCTATCCCGGCGGGCGCCATAAACTTTTGGCTGGCTATCGGGTTGGCGCTAGGCATGGAATTCAAGGATGCGCAGCACGGCGGTAAATTCGATTGGGTGGATGCTACGTGTACCGCTGTGGGCGGTTTCGTAGGGGCGGCGCTATCCTGGTGGCTATTGGGCAATTACGTATTACATTACTTAATCAATTTAATATTTTAGGCTATGGAAAAAGCAATCATATCCCTTTTTGTGTTAATGGGATTAAGTTTTATCGGTATGGCAGTGGCGATAGTTTTTGATAAGTCGCGCCTAGTAGATTTTTTCTCTTTGACGTGTATGACGCTTGGAGGGGTGCTACTTGTGTTATGTTTTATAGGAATGTTATTAATATAATAAGGTATGGAAAATATGGAGCATTTATTTAGAGAACAAGAAATGAAGGAACAAGAAGTAGCGGGCATCAGAACCGGACGCTTTAAGACCGCGTTGTACAGAGCGGAACAAGCGCAATACAATATGCGCAAGAAAATCGATAAGGCGGAAGCCGAGGAGATTATGATATACAGGGGGCTATCAACGGACGACAGTAAGCCCGGGGGCTTTACGATGTGCCGGAAGAATGCGCCGGATGTACAACTTACATTGACGCGCCCCGAGATGTACGCGTTATTGGGAAAAATAAGGGAGGCGCTGAAACTATGATACGGAAGTTTTTCAATTGGCTGAATAGCCCGGAAGATTTGCCTGGGCTAGCAGTGAGAATGTTTATAGCGATTTTATTAACCGTGGCGCTAGCGTTTACTTTTGCGCGGCTGGCCTTCCTAATACTACTAAGTTTATAACCATGGGACAAAAACAATCAGAGTGCAGAAAGAAACCGCTAGAATTCGTAGTTGAAGACCTAGCGACGATACTCAATGTAAATGAGTTCTTCCTTTTCAAGTTCTTCAAGGCGAACGGCATTTATTACCGGAAAGCGAAGGGTTTCCCTTACAACCTAGTTAACGCAATGGCGGTATGCGAGGCGCTGCCGCAAATCATATATGAGATTGCGACAGTCCGTGATGACAGGAACACACGTACCGAGCCAAACAGGATACCGACCATTGAAACAATGCTGTTAAAGAACCCGGAACGCGAACGCCTGGATAAGTTCAATACGGGGGATATCCCGCGAATGTGGTGCCCGGGAACATGGAAGCTAAAGTATAGGGGGCGGGTAGAGTCAAACCCGGTTTACCGCCTTAACTATTATAGAGACGGAACGGTATCCCTGGACGAATGGATGTGGCAGTTTCACAAGTGGGAAAAACGGGAACCGTGCGGGGCGTTAAGGTGTCGTAACGAAAATTTACGCGAATGGGCGGGTAAATATGGGTTCATTCCACGAGATATTAACGGAAAAGTAGTGGAATGACTTAGAAAACTTTTCTCTCAAAAAACTTTGCGAATGTGGTTTTTATCATAAAGCAAAGATTTTGAGAGAAAAGTTTTTTGTCAAAACGTTAGTAAACATAGTTAATTGATGCTAAATTGAAATCCACAAAATTTTTTGTGCGACATTTTGAAAAACGTACTTTTCGGGCGAAAATGCGAGTTTACTAACCTTTTGACAAAAAAGTTTTTTGAGAGAAAATGCATAAGGTGTCATTTCGGCAAAAAGTTTTTTGGGAGAATGCTCGAAAAGGGCTGTTTTACTAACGTTTTGACCAAAAGTTCTACTAATTTACCTTTACAATAAAAATCATCTTTGACACTCGTTTACGACGCTTAAGTCATTGATAATCAGACTACAAACTTTTTGCATCATTAATTAAGGATTTTTTACTGTGACGCCTAACTTACTGAATTACTTATAGTTAGTACTAATGTCATAGATGTCATAGATATATTGTATAGAGATAAAAAAGATGATTATTAATATTGTGAATTGATATATATTAGTATAGGTTAATTGATATTAAATTGAGGTAGTAATATTCTTGTTTTTATCTAATAGGAAAACATCTGTGAATCTGTGACGTTTGGGGTTAACTCGCTGTGCCACAGTACGTTAGGTGGCATTATTCATATGTGACATTGATGACACAAAAACCTTATAACTTGATAATCAGATAGTTAAGTGACACAAGATGCAATTATAGGCATTTAGCCCTATTTTTGGGCGGGAAAGCCATATATTTGTTGTCAATAAATGAGAAGCAATTTTAATGTATGAAAAATTCAAAAGAAGATAAGAACGAAAAAGCGCCCGCCCCATTGGTGGAACGAGGGCCGGACGGAGTGGCGATAAATGTGGTCTCGCAGGCGCGGCTCGAGAAATCCCGCACGCGCCTAGACCCGGCAGAAGAAAACGGCTGTAACAGCGTGTTTCAGATATGCCGCCGACGGTGGGGGAAGGTTCCTATATGGCAAGAGCCGGAAGATTTGCTTGCCGCCTTTAACATGTACCAGGATTGGATAGATAGGCACCCTATTATTGCGGTTGACGTCGTTAAGTCCGGTAACATGGCAGGCACGCTGCTAGAGATTCCAAGAAAGCGCCTGATGACCGAAACGGACTTTTGCGCGTTCCTTGGCGCGGCGCCCAACTATTTGGCGGACCGTCGCCGGATATACGAGGACAACTATAAGGAGTTCGGCATAGAGGCCTCTAAGGCGTTCGCTGAGGCAATTGACAATATCCGGCAAATGATATTCCAGGATATGGACGCCGGCGCGGCCGCGCAGGTATTCGACCCTAACTACATCCGCGCATTGAGAGGGCACAAAACCGCACTCGATTACACCACAGGAGGCAAGGAGATTAAGGGAGGCCTCACAATACAGGTTTCAGACCCCAGGACGGTCTCAAGGGTGCAAAAGCTAAAGGAGTTCAAGAAAGAGCACAAAGGCTCGGAAAACGAAGGAAAAGGGGGTTAAATGAGGTGTACATATGTATTCGATAAAATGATAGAGCCGCTAATGGATCCCGCCATTCGCGGAATTGCAAGTAAGGGCGGTACGCGTTCCTCAAAGACGTGGAGCACCTTACAGCTGCTTTACCTGATAGCGCGGGAAAGTCCCGAGCCGTTAATGATCAGTTGCGTAACCGACACGCTGCCGGCAGTCAAGCGCGGCATGCTCCGTGACTTCACTAATATGCTGATTGACGAAGGGGTATGGGAGGACAGCGCGTTCAACAAGTCCGATATGATATACACCGTCAAGGAAGGCGTTTATATCGAGTTTTTCGGGTGCGACAGTGCGGCCAAGGTGCACGGTCCGGCGCGCGATATATTGTTCATCAACGAGGCGCAAAGGATACCCAGGGAGATATTCCGCCAATTGGATGTACGTACCAGGCTGAAGGTGATTATCGACTTTAACCCCGTCCGAAGATTTTGGGGCGAGACCGATTTTGTAGGGGACAAGTACGTTACTATCCACTCGACGTACAAGGATAACCCGTTCTTGACGGAACAACAAATTGAGGCTATTGAACGCAACGCCAAGGACCCTAACTGGTGGCGCGTGTATGGAGAAGGACAAACGGGCGGGCTTGAAGGCCTTGTATATCCCGAAATTGAGGTTATTGAGGCGTTGCCGGACTTCTTAACGGGCGAGGATACAAAACGCTGTGTAGGGCTTGATTTCGGCTTTCAGAACGACCCTACCGCAATTGTCGATATCTACATGCGAGGTTGGGACCTGTACATAGACGAAGTGTGCTACCGTACCAAAATGCTGAACCGCACGATAGCGGACACGCTTAAGGACTACGGGCTGCAAAATGTATATACCGTGTGCGACAGCGCCGAGCAGAAAAGTATCGTGGAGATACGGCAGCACGGCTGTAAGACAATCCCGTGTGTAAAGGGCAAAGGTTCTGTCAAGGCGGGCATTCAGCAGGTGAAGCAGTTCAAGTTGCACGTAACGAAGCGTAGCGCGGATATCCTGGATGAGGCGGATAATTATTCCTACGTCAAGGACGAGATGACCGACACGTTCACGAACGAGCCGATAGATAACTTTAACCATGCATGGGACGCTATCCGTTACGGCGTTGATTTCCTTATCCGGAAGTACCGACCTAAAGCCGCCGCACAATGATACAGATATACGAGCGTGTGCAGGTTACCGAGGACGGAAGAACCGGAACGGTATTGGAGGCCGATGTATTGGGCGTCGTGGTACAGTACGACGGGACCGATGAACAAGAGTGGCTATTTTACGAACAAGTGGAACAACTAGAATTCGATGAATATGAATATGAATAAGATTAGATTTAAAGGGCTCGAGGATATCGTATTGATGTCGTGCCCGAATACCGTGAAGGGCCGTGTGAAAAGTGCGCTAATGCGCATCTACTATGCACTTTGTCGGTATAATAACGCCAAACAATTGGAATTTATATGTAACTTGCACCCGTGTTACGAAGGTCGGCTGACTTCCGAGCAAAATAAGTTATTGGAGAAGGTCTCGGAGTACGTACAGGCCGACCGGTTCGTAACCAAAAACCGCCGTGTAGTGTACGCGCTGCCTAGCATTGAGCAGGTAACGCTATGGCAATTGATAGAGACGCGTAGGGCCGAGACGGCAACGGAGAAGGTTACGAAGTGGTGCACGCCCGTAGAGGACCAACCCGCCGAGTATTCGCCGGATAACATCTATCACCTGTTGTCCACAATGAAGTACATCAAGGAGCAGATAGAGGCGGCGGACGCGCTTGAAAAACGGTTGTTCCCACAGGGCGCAGGAGGCCCGGACACCGAGGCGGACGAACTGAAAGAGGCAAAGAACATTCTGACTTTGGTACAGGCTACGGCCGAGGCATTCAACTGCTCGTTCGCAGAAGCCAAAAGAGTTAATTACCTGGACGCTATTTTAGCACTGGCGAAAAGGCATGAAGATATTGAAAAGGAAAAGGCGGAGATAAAGAAACATTTTAACAAATAACTTATGATTAAAAAGTATGAGATAATCACAGTAGGGGCCGACAAGCGCGTAAAGGCGCTTCGGTCTTTTCGCGTACAAGGTCGTTACGTAAATGTGGGCGATGTAGGCGGTATAGTCTATGACGAGAATACATTGTCACAGGAGGGCAATTGCTGGATATTTAGCGGCAATCTGAACTATCCGTCTATCCGTGTGGCGGGCGATAGTATTGTAGACACAAACGGCTACGAGGGCGCAGTAACTGACCCTAGACCATTCGTTAACATTACGGGGGCTTCCGCGCTTATCGGCGCGCACGAGTTCGTTACGGGAAAGGCATCGGCTAGAAAGACATTAGCCGCGTCAGATATGGAAGTAGGCGGCGCACTTGTTGTGGTAGGTAAGACCTACGAGGAAAGCAAGGAGCCAGCCCCAGCGGCACTACGGGTGAAAGCTACCTTATACCGCGGCGGAACGAAAACGACCATTAAGGCAACTAACCCGGACTATCAGATTAAAGTACTTAGATACGATGTTAACGGGCTACTGTTTTCCGCATCGCCAAATTGGATAACAGGAGGTCCGGATGTCTCCGTGACTACCGAAGATTGTTACTATTACGCGGTTCTCGTGCGAAAGACGACGGGGGGCGATATTGCGGTAGCCGACATTACAACCGCCGCGGTGGAGGTATCGGAGCCCGTGACGGAAGGCGTGCTTAACATTAACGACAGCCGCCTAGAGTTCAATTACACTAGCGCGATGACCATTGCAACTAAGGTTAACGTAGCCAACACGGCATATATAGATGTGTATAAATCCGTAATTGACGGAAGTAACCTAACTATCAGTAAGACGGGCGCCGGCGCGTTCGCGGCTAACATATTTGCGGATGTGGTTAAGTGTAACGTAGAATGGCGGCTTATTTCTAATAATAGCTTGCTTATTGGTAATTTTTATAACATTGGTAGACTAGTAAATGACGGTTCATACTCATTTGCCGTGTCTTATGTAGCTAGAAATAAAATCAACGCCCGAGATTGTTATACATTCACCCAATCGGAGCAGGTCATACCTAAAGACACCCTTAGTGCCTTATCTACTAGCTTTCCATTTAAGTTCATCCGTTGTAACGTTGAACACGGTCTGTTCTATCACAACCCGGTTAACCGCAATGTGTACACGGATATCGACTTTTCGAAAGCTAGCGCCGATTTGGGTAAAGCTCTCATATTCGGTACTCTATGTAGTTCGGAGGTTGAAGGAATGTACCGCGTGTATCACGTAGCTAGCAAAAAATTCGGCGCACTTGTGGAAAGCTACGACAGTATTAAAGATGCCAACTTTTCAGATTTGGCGACTATGGTCGCTACCACGATTTACAAGGATGCAAAACTAACCGGGCTATTTAACATCTCGGGTACAAACGTATTCGGCGGAACCGGAAACCACGGAGGAGGTAAAGGCTGCGAGATAACCAACACGAAAGAAACGGCAATGGTTATATCGGGTAACGTCCGTGTAGAGGGTAACGCCAAGGTTAAAGATACTAGAATCACCGGAACGGGCTACTTTGGCGGGAACTCCGTTACGGAGAATGCCTACATATTCGGCTCCGCATACGTGACGGATAACGGCGTTTTCTCCCCCGCCTGGGAAGAAGGAAAGTTCGATTCTGATATACACATAGAGGACAACGCTAAATTTTTGGCTAGGTCCCGGTCGGGGAGTAATGTTGTATATATGTGCGGAGACTCCGAGTTTTCCGGCACCCTTGCATTCAATACCCTTTCCTTGGCAATGTACGGAAAGTCTAGAATAGCTGGGAAGGTATCCGGAAGAGGCGTATTAATACTAGAGGATAATGCGGATACGTCCGACAAGAATGTAGAGGCATACGGCTGTATTCGCCTTGTCGGAAATTACCGTCAAACCAAAGAAAGGATATGGACGGGTAGGCGGACAATCAGCAGCGAGAACGAACCCACATATGACAATAACGTAAAAACTAAGTATGACTTTTAAAGGGATATTAGATGACGTATCAACATGGGCGGGCCGACACGGCCTACCCGTGTTTTTCGGAGATGAGTACACCCGCAATGTTCTAGCGAACCAAATTACGGGTGACTTCGTTTTCGTAGATGTGCCCGGAGGGATACAGACATACTCCGATTTGGCACCCGAGCCGTTCGGAATTAACGTACTTATCCAGGTGCTAGGGACATCCCACTACCTACGTGACGATACGGCGGAAATAGAGGTCCTAGACAGGACTTTCACCGTTATTACAGACATTGCCAGGCAGGCGGGCTGTAACTACGTTAGCGGGGCCGCAAATGTGGTTAAGAGACAAAATATATATGATAGTCCCAAATCGGGGTGGGAGATAACTCTTAATATATCCGAGTAATGGCAGCGAATCCGATAACACAGATTGAAGTACTTCTAACCAAGCTACGGGACGATATCGAGCAGTCGTACATACAGAAGGGCCTGGTGGCTTCCGGTAACTTCGGGCGCGAACTGAAACTTACTGTAAGCGGCAACAACGCGAAGATAACCGCGCCGCGCTATGTCGGTGCAATGGAAGGCGGACGGGCACCCGGAAGGCGGCCGCCGTTATCCGTTATCAAACGGTGGATAGAGGACAAGAACCGCCGAGGGGCTAACATACCGATTGAAGCGGCGTATCCTATCGCCAAGATGATAGGCGAAGAAGGCATAAAGGTCCCCAACGACCACAACCCCGGCGGCGTGGTGTCGGATGTACTTAACCCTGCAAGGGTGCTGGCGCTCCAAAACGATATCATCACTATAATACGATATGCGATTATTGACACTTTAAACATCAAGTAATTATGAAGATAACAATACCCGTTGCAGGCGTGGAATTGCGGGGCGTAACGAATCAGACGGTAATTTACCCTAGGCAGTTACCCGTATGGCCTACCCGCCCTATGATGATTAAGATATACCCGGACAAGATTTCCGGCGTAGGACAAACCATAACCGTCGCAGTGGCCAACCAGGGCACTGCGGTACACACGTTCGAACTGCCATACGAGGAGGTGATAGACTTTGATATGTCTTTTGTCTGCCCCCTAATGACGCGCGCGGACCGTCAAAAGTCTACCGAGCTAACTGCGGAGTCCAGTCTAATATTCCTTTGCAATACAAGTGCGGGCGCGCAGTTTATCACGTTGGGTGTATTCCATTGTGACCTAACCTACTGGCACACGATACCGGGCAACCAGGCATCATTACCCGAGCCGCCTAAAATCAAAATGCCCGGACAAGATGTAGACATATACTACCCATTTGCGACGGCACCGGGCGTAACGTTTCCGGTAGAGGCCGAACCCGTCGATGACGCGGTCCCCGCGGGGGTTATTATGCCGACAGTATACGAACTCGGAAAGACAATTGACGTGCGGTACCTAAAGAAATTGACTATAAAGGACGTATGGGGTACGGGCATAGACCACGTTATAGAGTACGAAAACCGCAATTGGAACCGCGCCAATGAGGACGACGCGTTATTATGCGCGCTCCGTGTCCGGTGGAACATGCAGAATGGCGAATGGTTTTGGGACGCTTTCAAGAACTTCTTTTGGTCGAACAACTTCACGTATCTGCGCGGCCTGGGTGGTGCCACGGAGCAGGCGGATGTTACGGTTAACATGGAGTACGGCCCGGACAAGTACGCGGTATACCAGCAGTTGATGATATCATCACAGATTATTATGGAACTGAATATACCGGGCATAAACCAATACCAGTACAAAGTATTCCGTGCGGAAGTAGCCAGCGATTCCGGCGCCCGGTGGTCTGGCAGCACGCGCACATACAGACAGCAGGTGAGATTCCGTACAATGGAGTTGCAAGATAACTACATTTCGCCCGTACTGCCGGACTCACCCACGGCTATTTCGTAGCGGTTTTTCAGTACGGCTATAATTACAAGAATTGAACAAGCAGGTTAATATGGATATAGTACAATTAAGGATTAATGGAAATTACGTTGAGGGCCTTTCGGGGTCCTCCGTAAAACTCACGGTTAACAATATATCACCCGTCACAATGACAGGTGACAGTGTGGCATTCTCGGCTACTATCAAGGTGCCGAGAAGCGCCAACAATGACCGCGTATTCAAGAACCTACAACAGGGGTTCCACGAGTGTGTATTTTACGACTGTAAATTATTCGTTCGCAGCCTTCCATTTCAATACATGGGGTATGACGTGGAGTTCTATGCCAAAGTAACGTACAACGGCGGAAATTACAACATATCACTAGTCGAGAATACGGAGAGGTGGAGCGACGAGGAGATAAGATTGCAACACCCTCTTGTACAAGTGGAACAGATGTTTGCGGGGTGGCTGAACGCTACTAGGGTTGTCAACCTGGAAAAGGTTATCAACGACCATGTCACATGGAAGGAAGGCACGTTCCCGAAGTTGACACCGAAGAATAACGAGGGTGCCTCTATTCCTGAACCGATAGACGCGGCCCGGTTAAAGCCTACTATTATGATTTTCCGTTCGTCTATCGTGTGGGATAATGATGTAGCGTCCGGTAACATGACACTAGTTCCCAAAGAATATACGAAGGGCCGCGGGGGGTATATCTATCCTAGTATCGCACAGGTTGTCATATCCGACACGATGAAAGCACTATACGCCACATTGTTCGGCCAGGCCCCAAACGGACAAAACCCAGGGTTCAATCTCCGTTCCGGGGTAGGGCGGGATATCCGTATGATAGTGGAGTACACGGGCGCTACAATTCCCGACCCGCTACCGGAACTGCATATAGTGGGGGAAAGTACTAACCTAACCGGAGGTAAATTGTACCCGCGTTCAAGACTGACCGACCGTATTTGGCTGTACGGGTCGTCACTTAATGACGTGGTTTTCGTTACGCCGACAAAAGACAAGTATATGATAGTGAAGGGTCTTATAGGTGGTAGCAAGGTATCGTGTTTCAAATTCCCGGACGGATATGCACCGGAAGAACTCATTGATTTGGGCGACGGCGCCGCGGAAGTATTAAGCGCGTACAGCCCCGCATCCGGGACGGTGGTAACGGGTACAGGCTTCCCCTACTCGGACGTTCGGAAATTGATTGATGACTTGTGTACGGCGTTCCATTGGCGTAAACAGTGGCGCAACAATACATTGAGCATTGAACCAATCATCAATATCAATATACGGGACAAGACGGGGAACAGGCACCAATTCCTAGAGGATTGGAGCAGTAAGTTTATTAGCGTGGACACTATCGAGACGCCCGATGAATTCGCGGACCAACTCGTTACGCAAGTGGGGGACGTTAAGTACAGCTACTCGACAGGCCCCGGAACGCTCACGCCCGTAAAGGACGCGTATAAGTCCGGACTTCCGTTCGCATATAACTTTATGGCGTTTCCAAAAGTGGCGTTAACGTCTAAGTTTACGACGGGGGGAACAGCTACGTATGTGACTGCACTAGAGGACATTTATCGCTCTTACATAAAGAGACACTTTAAGCTATTTGCGCCTAGAATGCTGATTAAAATCAAGGCCCGACTAGATTATAACGACGTTATTAACCTCAAGTTGGACCGCGCGTATTACTTTTCGCAGTTGGGCGGGTGGTTTTACCTCAAATCTTTGGGTGAATATGACGTAACTAAAGGCGATTGCAAGCTATCTTTGTACAAATTAGACTTAATGAGCTAACTATATGGCAGACCAAGTAACATTATTAGACTTAAATTTCGGAACGTCAGAGGCTGAAAAGGGCCTCGACGCTCTGATAGCGAAAAGTATAGCGCTTGCAAAGACCAAAAAAGATTTACAAGCGGCTTATACTACGGAAAAATCGGCGCTTGACGCATTGAACCAAAATTACGCGGACGGACTTGTATCACAAGACAAGTACGAAGCATCAGTACGGAAGCTTAACAAGGAAATGATAGAGACGAAAAAAGCCCTGTTAGACAATGCGAACGCACAGAAGGAGAATAACGCCGAGATTAAGAGCACAAAAACCCTGCTTGACAGCGAGGCCACGAGCGTTAACGCGCTCCGTGCACAGTTGGCGCAGAATACCGTGGAACTTAACAAGATGTCCGAGGCGCAGCGCACCACCAGCAAGGAAGGCGTAGAACTCACCGAGCAGACTAAGGCCCTATCCGACAAACTGAAGGAGCTAGAGAAGTCCGTAGGCGATAACCGCCGGAACGTGGGTAACTATGCGGAAAGCGTCAAGGACGGAATTCTGCAAACACAGGGACTATCCGGCGGAACCGGCGCACTTGTCGGTGCGATGAAAAGCGGTATAACAGGCGTGCAGGCGTTTAACGCCGCGTTGAAGGCGAACCCTATACTTTTTATCGTTACGACCGTGTTAACCCTTATCGGAGCTATCGAGAAGATGATTAAGAGGAACAGCGAACTAGCGACGAGCCTAAAGGCGGCTTTTGCGCCCTTCCAAACGATTCTAGGGCGGTTGCTGGACTACATTACGGAAATGTTCACGGCGCTTGCAAAGGCCTTTGAATGGCTGGCCGAGAAAATAACCTGGCTACTCAACAAAATAGGGCTTATATCGGATGCCACACTAGAGGCGGCAAAATCTGCTAGCGCCCTAGAGAAGGAGATACAGCGCATTTACAAGGCGGAAACCGATATGCTTGTGCCAATGGCCCGTATGAAGCGCGAAATGGAGGAATTGAAGACCCTGGCGGCCGACCAAAACAAGACCGCGGAGGAACGCCGGAAACTGCTAGAGCAGGCTACCGAGAAACTTCACGCTATTAGGGACATGGAAGTATCGATACTAGAGGCCAAGTACAAGCAAATTAAAGCCCAAAACGAACTCGGATACACATCAGACGAGGACGCCCGGAAGGAGCAGGAAGCCCTGGCAGCACTTGAGCAGGCCCGAGCAAGCTACGCCACACAGGAGAAAGAAATATACGGGCAATTAACCGGATATGAGAAGGCAGACGCGGCCGCGAAGCAGGCCAATATAAAGGCAGCACTAGACGCGCGGCGCAAAGCGGCGGAAGATGCGGAAAAGGCGGAAAGGGAAGCGGCACAGAGGGCGGCAGACGCACGAACGAAAGCGCAACAAGCCGTGTTAAAGCAATACGCTGATGCAGTCGAGGCGATGCAATTGCAAATTGCCGAGAACGAATTGAAGAACGGAGCCGCCACACTTGAGGAACAACAGCGGGTTATCAACGCGCAGATAGAGGCCGAGAAGTACAAGAGGGAACAAAACCTTATCGGAGAACAGGAATACCTTAATAACGTCAAGGCGCTACAACTCCAATTTGCCACAGCAGTGAAGGCGGAAACAGACGCCCGCGCACAGTCCGAGAGGGACCGCCAGGCAATGGAGATTGAGAACCAAAGACAATTAGAGGATATTAAGTTAGGCAACTCCCTAGAGGCCGACCTTATCCGGCTGGATATGAAAAGAGACGCGGAGGTAGCCGCAGCCGAGGCGATAGGCGCCGAGACGGACAGCATATACGAACGTTACGAACTTATCAAGTCACAGCGGGAAAAGGCCGCAGCGAACGCGCGCGTAGCGCTGGCGGGCGATGTAGCCGGGCAACTCTCAACGCTGTTGGGCGAGGAGTCCGCAGCGGGTAAAGCCGCCGCAATAGTACAAGCCACAATAAACACATATCTAGGCGCTTCGAAAGCATTGGCACAAGGCGGTATATTAGGCGTAGCGCAGGCGGCAATCGTGATAGCCGCCGGAATGAAACAAGTGATGAGTATCACGAAAACGAAAGAACCAGATACTAAGGTACGCAAACCGTCCGCGAAGTATGCGAAGGGCGGGCAGATTTACGGCCCTAGCCATTCCGCCGGGGGTGTAACGTTCGTAGGCTCCAATGGGCAGCGATTCGAGGCCGAAGGAGGCGAGAATATGTACATACTTAACCGGAAGGCTTCCGGAGCGATAAATGCGCTATCAGCGCTAAATATGGAGTACGGCGGGCGTTCATTCGGCAATTCCGGTGTGTACCGTTACGCAAATGGTGGCAAGATATCGGTAGGTTCCAACGGTACCGTAAAAATGCCGTCTAATTTCGCCCTGTCTGATGACAGCCTGTACAAGCTGGCCGCTATAATGTACGATTCGGTCGCACGCGTTCCGGCGCCACAGGTCGCAGTAACGGACATTAATGAGGAAACAGAGCGCGCGCAGAGCGTGCAGGTGGCTGCGGGCACTTAATTGATAGGCAAAAAACCCCTTAAATGTAGTTTAATATCATAACTTTGTCACGTAATTAATATAATTATATGAAAACATTCGAAAAATTACGAATAATCGAAGCGGGCGAGACGAAAAACGTTATCGAGGAGAACGGGAAAGACTATAAATTAGTTATTTCCGCCGAAAGCTTCCCTTCCCTTGTAGCGCTTGGAAACGAACGACCGATTCACGCGCGCCGGACACATAACGGTACTGATTTGTTGGACGGGTATATAGGCTATTTCAAGAACTTCACGAGCGATGACACGGCAGTATATGCCGACCTTGTTATGTCGGAAGCATTGGAGACCGCGTACCCCTCTGAATTCGCATTCATGGTTAACATGATTGAGAAGGAACCGGAATTGTTAGGTGTATCTGTCAACCAAATGGATATTAAAAAATTCGATGATGAGACGGGAACGGCAACAGTTACAGAGGTGACTGCATTTTTTAGCGCTGATTTGGTGGGGCTTCCCGCCGCGACTAGTTCACTTTTTAGCAATAACTTTAAAAATTCAAAAACGATGAGCAAATTTTCATTCAAAGGTTTGGTGTCTATGCTTTCAAAAACGAAGCTAGCCACGGAAACGTTCACCACATCAGACGGCACCGAGATTACGGTATCTTCTGCTAGTGACGAGGTGCAGGTAGGCGATGCCGTTACATTGGCGGACGGGAACCCGGCGCCGGACGGGGACTACCAAATTACCACGCCGGACGGGGATATTATCCTGGTCGTTGAGGGCGGTGTAATCGCAGGGGTTAAGGATATCGAAGTAGAAGAACCGGAAGAACTCGCGGAAGATATCGAAAAACCCGAGGGCAAAGAGAACGAAGAGGAGAAGAAAACACCGACACCGGAAGAACTGTCAGCAGTACAGGCAGAAGTAACCGCGTTGAAGGCGGAAATTTCCGCACTGAAAACACAGTTAAGCCGCAAGTCCGGAACTCCGAAGCCCGCTAAGACCGAGGTTAAGACCGAGGAAAACAAGGGAGAAACAAAATTAAGCCGTGACGCCGTTCAGAAAGCATTCTTGGAGAACCGCAAAAAATGGCGCTAAATAATTAATTAACAACTAAAAAACTAGAAAATTATGGCATTTACATTTAGTGATTTAAACAAACTGAACATTGACAGTTTATCCGAGGTTATCTCCTTGACGCTTGGTCTGGAAGGCGAATTGTCCAACGGCGTAACCGTGTTGGCGGGCATTGAGAAAGGAAAACCTATTCTTACATTCACAGCGACCGACAAGGCAGTAAGACGTTCGGCAGGTTGCGACAGCGAGTACAAGTACAGCGCAGTGCAGGACAAAGTTAAGTATTACGACCATGCGCAGATAGAGTTGCCTATCGTGGTATGTCTGCAAGACCTGTGGGGTAAAATGGTGGCGAAGGGTGTGCACCTTTCTGACAGCTTCGACCAGACACAGTTGGCCGCATTCATGCAGAGCGAAATTTTGAAGGTGCTGGAAGCTGATATGTTACGTCTCGTGTGGTTGGACGGTCTGAAAACCTCTGATACCAATGGAGAATACACCGTATTCAAAAATGGTGGTATCATCAAGCAGATGCAGGCATCAACCGAGACTATCAAGGCATTGACACCCGACGACCAGGCAAACGTGTTAGAGTGCCTGAAATGGTGTATCGACGGCCAACGTCCGGACCAGCTGAACGATTCCGAATTTTTCGTATCCAGCAACGTTATGCGCGCATACAAGAATATCGTGCAGTCGAAAGATAACAACCTGGCACAGGCTAACATGGAAGACGGAAAACCCGCGTACTACTTCGAAGGTTACAAAATCAACGAGTTACGCCACGTATCCAACAGCGCGAAGGGTGACGCGTTAACCGTGCAATCATTCATTGCGTTCACTCCGAAAACAAACATTCAGTTGGCATTGGAAGACTCTAGTCTGACTATTGCGCCGTTTATCCAGGATGCGAAGGACCGCAAGTATTACAGTACTACTGTATTTGCTGCTGATGCTATGCTAGCCGTTCCACAGTACATGAAACTGTGTACAGCGGAAACAGTTTAACCAATTAAAAACTAGAAAATTATGGCTTGTATAAAAGCATTAGACAAGGCAATACAGTATAAGTGCGAATTGGGCGCGGTCGGATTAAGGGAATTGTACCTTATCAACTTCGCCGACATTACTGCCATGACTGTATCAGCCACGAATGTAATAGAAGACATAACCTTAAAGACGGGAGCTAAAACAGTTCCCGTCGATATGGTTAAAAATGGCGTTAAAGTGGTGGAGGCAATGAAGGCTACGGACGTGTCTAACGGAATAGACCAAACATTGACTATTACACTGTATGATAAGGCCGTTATCGGTTCGGTAATCGTTGACGCCCTTATGAACGGGCGGTTTATGGCGGCGGTAATGTATAAGGACCTCAAAGCCAGCCAGCATATGTTGGGCGCTCTTTGCGGTTTGGAAATTTCCGACATTCAGACAGACAGCAGCGCGAACGGGGGCTTTACCTCTATCACGCTAAAGACGCCGGACGATGCGAAAGGGGAGAAACGGACGATAGTAGGCACGGCTTCCTGGGCTAAAATTGTTAATGCTAAACTTACATAACTATGGGATGTATATCAAAATTAAATAGGGCTATTTTAGTGGACTGCGACGCGGGCGCCACGGGCATTGAAGAATTGTTGCTAATCAACTATTCAGAAATTGCGTCTAAAGACCTATCCGTCGGACAAGCTACCTTAACGCTCTCTAGCGGGGGCAAAGCTATCCTTGTGGAGTCTAATAAGAAGGGCGTTAACGCGTCTTCCGAGGCGCGCGTAAATGACAATGCGCCTGCTGCCCTTGCCGATTCCGTGACCTTTACGATTTACGGGAAGGACCAAAATAGCGCGGATATTGTGAACCGCATTTTAAACGGTCGGTTCGTGGCAGTCGCTAAGATGAAAGAGAAAAATATATACCGTGTGTACGGGCTGGTGTACGGGCTTAATATGTCCGCCTACACAGAAGAAGCCAATGCAAACGGTGGGTTTACAACAATAACGTTAACAACGCCGGAAAACGTGATAGGTGAGCAGCGCGCACACTTCGACCCGACGACATATGCAACGTTAAGAAATGGCGCTATCGTAGCGTAAAAGGAGGTAAATATGGCATGTATTAAGAAATTAGAACAGAACGTTACATTTGATTGTGCGAAGGCGGCCGAACCTACCTCAATTCGCGGTGTAGATGAACTTGTACTAGTCAATTACGACGATATAAGTAATTATTCCGTAGATAACGCAGGGTTGGCGACTATAACGATGAAGACGGGTACTAAGGGCTACATAGTCAGTAGCGTAGGGAACTCCGTGTCCGCCACGATTGCCGCAAAAGCGAATGACATTATGGCAACCGCGCAGGAACATTCTGTAGTTGTTAAATTGATTGACAACGCGGGGACAGTGGGCGCCAGCGAATTTTCGAAGCTAATTTACGCCCTGCAAATAGGGACGTTTGTGGCACTCACGAGAACAACTTCGGGTACTTACTTTGCATACGGGCTTATGTCCGGTCTGGAATGCTCCGAAATCGTGGGGGACACGGCAACGGACGGAATTGTATCCGTTACTTTGAAAACGCCCGATGCGGCAGGGGGCGATAGGTTGGTAGCCATTACAGTATCCAATTATAGCGGAATAAAGGCGCCAAAAGTGTAACAACAGATTAAAATTTAATTACAAATGGAAAGATTACAAGATATTGGACAGATTTTGGCGCTGTGTGTGCGCATGACTAATTTAAAGTTAGAGGACTCATGCGGTTTTGACAGACAGTTCGCCGCACAATGGTATGAGAATGAGTACTTGACCGGGAAACACACTCGTTATGTGATGAAACCGGACTTGTCGATTACATCATACGAGGACGGGAAAGTATATCGCGCATTTAATTGCGACGACGCAAAAGCCATTGAACTAATGGAGGCGAACCCGGAATATAAAGATTACTTTATCGACCTGGACGCTGTGGTTACCACTATTCCGGAACAGGCCGAGCCGGAACAGGCCGAGCCGGAAGTAACCGAGCCGGAAGTAACAGAATCGGAAGTAACAGAACCGGAAGTAACAGAATCGGAAGTAACAGAATCGGAAGTAACAGAACCTACCGAGGAGGAAATTGCCGCAGCAAAACGCAGCGCAGCCGCAAAGAAGGCCGCAGCTACTAGAGCAGCAAAGAAGGCCGCAGAAGAAGCAGAAGCAGAAGCGGCAGCAGCCGACATTTCAGAATTCGAATAACTAATCTAAAGGGCATGATAGACGGAAAAAGAATATATCTAGCGGTCCGAAAAGCAATAAACCTCCTTCCGAGACAGTCGGAGGGGGTTGTTAGCTATGACGCGGATAACTTATACCCGCAGAGGATAGCTAACCTTATCGACGCTAGTAAGACCGCTACGGCGTGCGTGGCAAAAGCCGCCGAGAATATAGTATGTGAAGGCTTTGCCGTGGAAGAGTTCGCCCGTATGACGAACGATAACGGGCAGGACATGAACGATATACTAGAATTTATCGGGGAGGACATTCCGAGATTTCGCGGTTACGCGCTGATAGTGCAGTACGGAGGCGATTACAAGCCGAAAGCGGTGTATCCTGTTCCGTTCGGTTATGTCCGTGCAGTACTTAACAAGAATTACAAGGAGAATAGCCGTGTTGACAAGTGGTTGGTATTCGATAATTGGGATCGTTCCACACTCAAGGACACCAATAGCAAGAAGGGTACCATATACCCAACATTCAACCCGGATAATTTCGCGGCGGAATGTGAGGAATACGGAGGTATCGAGAACCACCCGGGACAACTGTATTACAGCAACTTGTCTAACCGTGTACCCTACCCCATTAGCCCTTTCCACGCGGTACAGCCGGAAATGGCAGCGGAACGAGGGAATGCACTGTACGTTGAGAACGTATTATCCAGAGGGTTCCACGCGTGTAGCATTGTGACACACGGAGATTTTGAATCAGACCGCGAACAAAACGAATTCCGGGAAGCGATTACAAATATGATGGGCGTAGAGGGAACCGGGGCCGTACTGACGGTAAGAGACACCGCCGTAGGGATAACAGACAAACCATTTATACGAGTTGAGCAGGTAGGCACGCCTATCGATGCGGACCTGTACGAGAAGTACAGCGAACCATTACGGAAAGATATCGCGATAGCTTGCTATACCATTCCAATTCCGTTAATTGATTCGTCGCTAATCAATTTTGCGAACGCGTCCGGCGAAGTGGTTAAAGAGATGCAAAAAGTGTACAGGCGTTCACTATCCCGCGTTAGGGAACGTATATCCCGCGACCTGGCATATATTTTTGACGTTGATACGGCAACGACTAATATTAATAACAACCTGGAAGGCGCCGCAGTGGATACAGCAGCTACCGACCCGGGAGAACAGACTATATAATTATGGCTTATCCTATTGCAAGATTACGGACATTGTTTTCATTGGCGGCTGATGTGAAGGACGCCGACTTGGAAAAGGCATTTTATGAGGCCGACCGGCTAGATATCAAGCCTCAACTATGCATGACATACGAGGCTACCCCGGCAGAATACAAGCCGGATAATGACGAGTATACGGGACTTGATACCGTTATATGCTATTATGCTTTCGCGCGCTACGTGCAGACGAGCGAGCAGAACAGCACGGCGAGCGGCGTTAAGATACAGAACTATCTAGGTAGCTATGTACTTCCGGACGTTAACAAGGCGAAAAGATTCGAGGCGGAACGAGGGAAGGCGGACCAATTTATAGAATCGCTTTTGGCGAAATTGCAGAAAGACCGTCTATTGAAAGGGGCTTGTGATTGTAACCGAGTACAGAGTAGAATATGTTTAATAAGGTAATAATGGACGGAGTACTAGACGCGGCGCGGATATCGGCGATAGCCTTTATCATGTCAGTAACAAACGACGTTATGACATTTTTTGTACTCATTGTACTTTTCGGAACGCTTAATTTCATTGTGGGCCTTGTGGCGGACCTCAGAGCGGGAAAACCTTACTCACACCGGAAGGCCTTCCAGGCATTTTTTGAGTATGCGATAGCAGCGATAGTGATAACATTCACAGCGGCGGCGGCGAGGCTGATACAGCCGGGAGGGGACTATACATATATATTACGGTTATTAACAACGCTGTTTGCACTTGTGTACGCGAAGAACATTATCCGTAATTTCAAGTTGATACAGCCGGATAACGAATTTATAGCAGTGTTGGACATGCTGATTAACACTAAGTATGTAGAATTCATTAAAAAATTAAAGAATGGAGTTTTTCACAATAGAGGAACTGACGAGGTCTACGACGGCAGAAGCCAGGAAGATAGACAACACACCGACGAGGGAAGCGGAAGCGAATCTAACGGAGTTGATAAATAAAGTATTGGACCCGTTACGGAGGGCGTATGGAGGTCCGATAACGGTAACGAGCGGTTACAGGTCGCCGAAGCTGAACGCTTCCGTAGGGGGCGTAAAAACGTCCCAACACCAAAAAGGCCAGGCCGCAGACATAACCGCGGGCAGCCCGGAAGAAAACAAGAAGTTGTTCGACCTAGCGCGGGAATTGAACCTACCATTTTGTCAACTCATAGACGAGAAAAAATATAAGTGGGTGCATATCTCGTATGATAAGAATAATGTTAGACGCCAAGTACTACACTTATGAGCAGATTAAACCAAGTACTAATATTAGCCGTCTCATTGGCGGCTATATTGTTATTCTTCTCCGTGCGGAAGGTGCGGCAGCAGAAGAAAGAACTGGCCCGCCTGGACAGCAATATAGAGGCTATCAATACCGAGGCGCGGCAGTACAGGACAACCGCGGGAGATTACGCCGAGCAGGCGCGCAGGTTATCCCTAGAGAAGTCCGAACTAGAGTTATTCAATGCAGACCTTAATAATAAGGTACGCGAGCTAAGAATAAAGAATAAGGAGTTACAGGGCGTAACAAGAACCGAGACGATTACGAAGGTAGACACGGTAGTTAAGACCGTTGTAGACTCTTCCGGCGTGCGGCGAACCGCTGATTATAATGACGGTTGGAACGTTATCAACGTGGAGAGCCTTCCGGATAGCACCAAGATAGCCATACATAGTACTGATACTTTAGACGTGGTTACACACGCGAAACAAAAGAAATTCCTTTTCTTTCGAATCGGACGGCCGAAACTGTACACAACCGTATCAAACAAAAATCCGCGTTCCGAGATGAAAGTACGGTTTTCAGCGACTTTCGACTAAAAATGTTTACAATAAAAATCACGTGTGACACTCATTTATGCGGTCTAAGTCATTGATAACCAGACTACAAACTTTTTGCGGCATTAATTAAAGATTTTTTACTGTGACGCCTAACTCGTTGAAATAATGGTACTTAACCCTAATGTCATAGATGTCATAGATATATTATATAGAGATAAAATTAAAAAGGGCTTTAAATGTTAATATATATCAAATCGTATATCACATATTCTTGTTTTATACTAATAGGAAAACATCTGTGCATTTGTGACATTAGGCCTAAACCCTATGATTATCAGCGCATTAAGTGTCAAATTCCTCTGTGACATTTGTTTTCGCATGTGACACCCCACCCCGAAACGTTAATCGTAGTTAAATTCATAAAGTTTTCTCTCAAAATGTTTTGTAGTTCAAAAATAAGCCGTATCTTTGTAGTGTCGATAAGGAAATGAGAACCCCGCCAATCGTAACCAAAAGGGGCTAGAAGGGAAATATGGACGGTATCCCAATTCATTTGAAAATCCGGTGCGGTATCCGCTTAATTGAAGCTATAAAGCCGGAATCCTTTTCGCAAAAGAACTGTAAGCCATACTAAACTTTATCGCACTATTCCGGAGGGCCCGGAGAATCGAGCTAATAATTACTAGATATGGGATATTTAAAAATTTACCGCCTAGAAAGGTTTTTCTATGATACGGTAAAAAAGCGAATCTTTGAATGTATTAATTTGAAAGAGATAAACGAGCTATACGGCCGCCCTGGCGCGGTTACCATAGCGGAGGTATTCTCGAAGGAACTAGAGGAAGAAGAAGGCGGAAAGAAATTCGAATATAATATCCGCGGCTTTATCATTCCGAACGCCGACAAGTACCTAACCGTTTATGAGCAAGCGCGCCAAAAGGCCTTTAGCGATTATCTTTTTTCACGAAAAGGAGAATTTAGAACTAAAAAAAGAGAATGGAGACCAAAGAAGAAAACAAGTTGCTGACAGTAGCACAGGCGGCGCAGCTATCAGGCTACACCGAAAACGCTATCCGTTATCAGCTGCAAATCGGAAATCTGACAAGGTTTGAAAATGCAGCAGGGAAAATACGTATATCACGTAACGAAGTATTAGATAAACTTTTAAAATTTGAAGAAAAATGAGAATTAACTTTGAACTGAACACCGAGAACGAGAACCCGAGTATGTTACAGGCAACCGCCGCGTATCTCAACAACCTTGCAAACATCAATGCAGGGACCGCAACAGAACCCGCACACGGGCTTTTGGAACCGGAGTCAATAGAATATTCGCCCAAAGGGAAAGAGCCTGTTACAGAGCCGCAAAATGACTTCAAAAAGGAAAGTATTGCCGAATCAATCGCAGCCGTCAAGGAACAACTATCGGCCGAGAAGGAAGAACCTAAAAAACCCGCCGGACGTAGAACGAAAGCCGCGCCGGAAGTAAAG